TACAGTGATCCGCCAAGTTCACTGATAAATATAAGCGTACATGATTTGGATAGCACGATAGATTATCGCTGGAGTCATAACCAGCACATATTTAATATCACTTGGAATACCATGTGAAAGATGAAGGAGAATACATATGGTGTTCAAGGCGAGAAAAGATAATAATGGCGAAGTGGATGAAAACATTAATCGTTCAGGACGCATTAAGGGCAACTCTGAGAAATCACGTCGAACTTTGCGCGAAGAACAGCTAGTTAGCCTACTTCGTAAGATTAAGCCTCATTTATCAGAGAGTATTACTACTGCTGCTGGTATTATGCGCAATAAAGAGGCAAGTCATCAGAATCAACTCAAGGCTGCTATAATGCTACTTAATGCTTATAAGGAATTAGTTAACGATGTTTATGATGGAGATGATGAAGCTGAGGGAATTGAAATTCAACCCAATGCTCCAATCTTCAGTTTAAAGATTGTTGGAGAAGATAAACCAAAGAGTTAAGGTTATACAAAGGATAGGTTGGCCGACCGACAAGTGAGTTCCCTCGCTCATTTCCTTGTGTTTATTGAGGTGTTCAATAGGGAGAATAAGAATAATGAAATGCAAATGTAAAGGTCTTTTTACAGATCTTCTTAATACGCCAAGTTATATACCAACACCAAAAAATATAGAAATGGCAGAGCTAGCTAAACTTAGAGGGGATATCCTCTTAGGAAAAGCTATGGAGAATCATAGTAAGAAATCTATGTGTGATTATAGAAGTTTTAAGCTAGCATGTGGTCATATCCAAGATATAAGAATGGTTCATTACAGAAAGGGGCCTTACTCTTGTAGGGCTTGCTTCAGTGAAGATTTACATAACGTAGCTAAAGCCCAATTCTTAACATTGAAAAGTGAAGAAATTGTTGATGATCAAGTTCGACGTGTATATATAAGAGATTGTGGACACGAGGAAAAATATTCAAATAATTATCTTAGAAAACATAAATTAAACCCTTGTTCTGTATGTAAAGAAGATACTATTTTAAAGAACTCTAAGATCAATAACTTTAAAGTTCTTAATAAGAATACAGATACTGTAAGTTATGACATCATATTTAATGATTGCGGGCATCTTGGTAGGGTTATGTATAAAACTGCTGAAACAGGCACCCCATCTTGCAAAGAATGTTTAGAGCTTAGAATTTCGCAAGATGCTTTAAATTGCAATTTAACATATCTTAATACTGTTGAGCCAAAAGTTGTTCAGAATACAACTAGAACTTCCGTATACAGGGCTTACTCTTGTAATACTTGTGGATATATAGATTACTACGGACATAGTGCGGTACATTTAAAAAATGTAAGATGTGATGTTTGTTATACCAATAGATTAAAAGAAGAAGCCATTTTTGAAAATCTTGAGTATTTAGGACTTGGTATAGGACGTGGTAAACACTTTTACAAACTCCCATGTGGTTGCTTAAAGAATATAAGTCCATATGCCGTGAAAATAGGCTCGTGGATTTGTCATGAACACGAAGAAACATATTACAATCGTCCAAATAATCCCTATTTATTAAAAATAGAAAATGAAGATTTCTCATGGTTAAAGCTAGGTTATGCAAAACATATTAGCACAAGATTCCGAGGTTACAATGTAAAAGGTAAGGCAGAGTATAAATTACTTTACATAAAAGAATTTGATACGACTTATGAGGCAATGTTAGTAGAAAAGAAACTACATGCATTGCTTGGTACTATTAAATTAGATAAGATCATAATGAAGAATTATATGTTAGGTACAGGTCATACTGAGTGTTACCCATTAGAACATGAGTCCTTAATTTTAAAAACAATAGATGAGGAAGTCAATGGCTACAAAGAAACCAACTAGTATCATTAATACAGGGGAACAGTTTACACTAGCCCCTGCATCAATACCTCAAGAACATTTTCTATCCAGCGAGAGTACCATAACGCTCTATTCGGGCAGTGCGGGTTGATTTAGCCCCTTTATGGAGTAATCCATATAGCAAACCATGTGAATTCGGTGAAACTCTCTAACAGAGACAATACCGAGCGAAGCCCTGAAAAGGGAACGTGTAACGACTATCCCCGGCAGGGGAGTAGATTCAAGTGAATCGAAGTACATGGGTTCCTTACAAGGAATATGAGATAGTCTTTTCTTATAGGTGACTATAAGCTGTTAACAACGGAAAGAGCCCAACGAACTCTTTTGAAAATCAAGGCCGGTAAAACTTTCGCAATCATTATCAACTTAGTTAAGTTTGCTTTACGGAGAAATACTACAGCAGTTGTTTTCCGTAGAACAAGTACACAACTACGTCAGAATGGTGGTATTTGGCAAGAAGCTACAATGGTATTCAAACGCATGTTTGGTAAAGATGTAGTTATTCGCAGTAGGGATTTGGAAATCTATATTCCGAGTACAAATGCAACTATTAAATTCTCTCACTTACAGCACTTATCTGATATTAACAACCATCTAGGAGCCCAATACAGTTTAGTAATCTTTGATGAGGCTACTTTATTTCCATTTGAAGAAATGATTCTCCCTCTGATGGGACGAATGCGAAATGCTAATGTGGATTATAAACCTCAAATGTTATGGGCAACTAACCCTGCTTATAACCACGGAATCTACCATTGGATTAAAGATTTCTACTTAGATGAACACGGTATTCCGTATGAAGATAAGTCAAATATTGAAAGATTCTTTGTTCTTCAGAATAATAAACCACTGTGGTACGACTCAAAAGAGGAAGCTGAAGAAATACACGGAGGTGGTTTTGGAACCCCTGTTCAAAGTTTCCGTAGTATTCGTGCGCATATTAGCCAAAACATTCCACTACTGAAGGCTAATCCAAGTTATATAACTAACTTGAAATCATTACCTGAAATCAAGCGAAGAATTTTCTTGGATGGCTCATGGACAGCCCGCGAGGAAGAGGCAGGATATTTTTCAAGATCGTTTTGTACTGTCGTACCTTACCCTAATGTATTAGCAACTAAGAGAGTTAGAGCATGGGATATGAGTGCTGTTAAACCATCTTCTGCTTCACCTAATCCAGATTGGACTAGGGGTACATTAGTTAGTAAAGACAAGTCAAGCATTTATACTGTAGAGGATATAAAAAGTCTACGGGATAGACCTCACGAAGTTGAGAAGTTAATTTACAATACTGCTAAAAATGATCCAGAAGGTACTATTCAAGTTATTCCAATTGATCCGGGACAAGCAGGTATAGCGTATGCTACAAGTATTAAAATTAAATTATCCGAGATGGGTATTGTTTGTAAGTTAGTTAAAACAAACAAATCCAAGCTGACTAGATTTTTACCGTTCTCTGCAATTGCAGAAGCCGGGTTAGTTCACTTTGTTAAAGCAGAATGGCTTGAAGAAGCATTTGACGAATTAGAGAACTTTAACGGAGAAAAGAATAACGGTAAGGATGACATCTGTGACACACTTTCTGATGCAGTGTTGGTTTTAAACCAAGGAACAGAGCTACCTGATTTCTCAATGCAAGGCTTAGGTACTTCGTCACTATCCACTCCAGTCCTTAATTTCAATTCAAGTACCACCCCAATGCAATCTTTTCAATCATTGCCAACTTTTAACTTTTAATTAGTCAATTAGTTAATTATTCAGTTAGATAGTGCGCACTAAAGAATATAAAGGAGCCAAATGGCAACAAAAAAGAATACCTCAGTAATGGACACCCCAGAACGATTCAAAATGTCCGAAGCAGGGTATCTCGGATTGTCTATATTCAATGGTGTGTCCAATGAAGAGCTAAAGAAAGAACTTAACTTTCCTTATAGCATTAAGACATACCGTAATATGTCTTATCATTCTTCAATCAATTCAGCGTTGACTTTATTTGATAACTTAATCGGTAAAGCTACGTGGTCTATGGTGCCTCCTAAAGATGCTACCGAAGAAGAGAAGAATCAGTGCTTAGTCATTGAGCAAATGATGCACGATATGGAAGGTACATGGCCTGAGTTCATTCGTGATGTACTTTCGATGAACCTTTATGGATTCTCAGTGCATGAGAAGGTGTACCGCAAGCGATTCAGAAGTAATGGCTCTAAGTACAATGACGGTATTATAGGTTGGAAGAAATTACCTATTCGTTCTCAAGAGACTATCGAGAAGTTTATCTTCAGCCCAGATGGTAATGATTTAATTGGTGTAAAGCAGAACCTTTCAGGTATTGACGATAATTATAATAGATTCAGTCAAAGGTTACAAAATGAAGTAACCTTACCTATGAGTAAAGTTCTGCACTTCCGATCAGGTAAACACAGAGGTGATCCATTTGGTAAATCACCACTTCGAGATGCTTATCTAGCATGGAGATTCCTTACAGCACTTGAGGATTTAGAAGCTACAGGTGTATCCAAGGATTTGAATGGTTTACCTATCTTAAGTATTCCTCCGCAGTATCTTAGTGAAGATGCAAGTCCTTCGCAAAAAGCAATCAAGGCTTATTACGAGTCAGCTATGCGTAACTTGCAGATGAATCAGCAGTCAGCTATTATTTTACCCAACGTTTATGATGAAATAAGCAAACAGCCTTTGTTTAAATTAGAGCTACTTTCAGTTGATGGTAAGAAAGCATTTGATTTGAATAAAATCAAGGACTATTACAAGAATTTGATTGTGACATCCCTCTCATCTGAGATAACAAGTCTGGGTCAGACTCAAGTTGGTTCTTTTGCTCTTGGTACATTAAAAAATAGTATGACAGGAATGGCTGCTGAATCAACAATCAAAGTTATAGCTGAAGTTATTAATCGTGATTTGATTAAACAGACGTATATTTTAAACGGATGGAATCTTGAACGAATGGGTACGCTTGATTATGACGGTATTGAGGATAACGATTTAGAGTCTCTGTCAAAATCTTACCAACGATATGCTAGTACTGGTCTACTAGAACTAGATCGTGAAGTACTCAATGCGGTTAGAACATCTGTAGGAATTGATCCACTACCGGTTGATATGCCTCCACAACTTGATATTTTGACTGGTAATACTAGTAGAGCCTCGGACGGGATGAGTACAATCGGTGAAGGTACGAGTAATTCAGTATCAGGAGCCGATACAAGTTCAAATAACTTAGAAAATGTATAAGTAAAAGCAAAGCTAGGGTAGCACCCGAAAAGAAAGATTAGTTACCTTTCCTGCTTTTGTTCATAAAGTAACTTCCTATAACTAAGGAATTAAATGATAAATATTATTAAGAATTTTAAAGAAGAACCTCAAGATAATTATGTTTATCTACATAAAAGGAAAACTGATGGTGTTGTTTTCTATGTGGGCAAAGGTAAGAATTACAGATATAAAAGTAAAAGTGAGAGATCTTCTTTCTGGTACAAGATATGTAATAAACACGGTGTTGTTGTAGATATAGTTCAAGATAAATTACAAGAATGGGCAGCTTTAGAATTAGAAAAAGAATTGATTGCCTTATATGGTAGGAGAGATTTAAATTTAGGCGAATTAGTCAATCATACAGATGGTGGTGAAGGGAAGTGTGGAGCAATTACATCTAAAGAGTCCAATATAAAAAGATCAAATAAATTAAAAGGTCGTATGTTTTCAGAGGAACACAGAAGACTAATAGGTCTTGCCAACCAAAAAAGAGTGGTGTCAGACGAAACTAAAAATAAAATATCACTAAAGCATACTGGAAAATACGCAGTTGAGGATCACCCACGTTATGGTAAAAAGAAGTCTCTTGAATCTATAGAGAAAACAGCAGCAAAAACCAGAATAAAAGTTATATGTATCGAAACTGGAGAAATTTTTAAAAGCGTAACAGATGCAGCCAAATCTGTATTTACAGCAACAACTTGCATATCTAGGGTTTGTAAAGGTAAGCAAGAAACATCTAAAGGTTTTACTTGGAAATACCTAAACTCAGGAGACCCTCGCGAAATGATTGAACCAACAGCAACACCATGATACATTAAAGGATAAATATGATTTGGATAAAAGAAAACTTTTCTATTAGTGCCTTGAACAACGGTGGGTTCTCTGAAGAGTTAAACAACGCAGAGAACGTAGGTTAACTATGACAGCATTTAACGTAACCCTAGAAATAGACCAAGGCAGTACATTCAGTAAATCATTCACATGGAAAACAGGTGATCCTGCACTTCCTGTTAATCTTACTGGTTGTACTGCCAAGATGCAGATTAGACCTAACGCTAGTTCAAGTACAGTTATCTTGGAATTAACTACTGAGAACTCAATGATTACCCTTGGTGCAGCATTAGGTACTGTAGTGCTTACTATCAGTGATGAATTGACAAGTACCTTACCTACATCTACCGCAGTGCATGACCTGAAGATTTACTTCAGCGATGGTACTTCACGTAGATTACTTCAAGGTGTTGTCTTAATTAAACAAGCAGTAACCAAGGAAGCGTAATGACTTGTATTACTGATGTTGTATTGACTGAAAATCAAGAAGTAATACAGGAAGTAATCACTCAGTACGAAGTCATAGATGCTACTCA